TTTTGATATTGAGATGTTTGAACCATCAATGTCAGAAACTATAGGTAAATTAGCTGGTGCGCTAGCTAAGGCACAATCACAAATGACTATGGTTGAAGGTAAAAGTACTAATCCATTCTTTAATAGTAAATATGCTAGCCTAGCTGCTGTATTAGAAGTAGCAATGCCTGCATTAAATGCTAATGAGATTGCATTAGTTCAAGGTAATAGATGGGATACCACTAATAATGGATTCTATATTACAAGCATGTTAATGCATTCATCTGGTGAATGGATTAAAAGTGAAATAAGAATGCCTATAGCAAAGAAAGATGCTCATGGTATTGGAGCTGCTACTACATATGGACGTAGATATTTATTATCATCTATGGTTGGTGTAGCTCAAGCAGATGATGATGGTAACGGTGCTATACAAGGCACATCAAGAAAGTAAAGGAGAGTAAATGGCAAGAACATTAACACTGCCTAAAAAAGGTACAGGTTTATGGAATGAAGGTTGGCATACAGTAACAATAACTAAAGCTGAATACGGTACATTAGATAATGGATCTAAATATATAGATGTATGGTTTAATGGATATCCAGATAACTTTAATATGCGTGTATATGCAAAAACAAACAAAGATGGTGAAGAATTTGCAATTGGAAATTTATTTAGATTTGCAGATGCAGGTATTTCTGATGCTTTAGAAAGTGCTGAAGGTGAAACAATAATTAAAATGAATGATGAAGCTTCTGAATTGATAGATAAAACAGTAAATACATATTTCTATAAAGATGGTAAATTTACTAGAATACTTGGTCAAGTAGCTCCAGTTCCATTTAAGAATATAGTAGAAGAATTTACTGAAAAAGATGTTGATTACTTTAAAGGTAGATCAGAATCATTCTTTAGTAAATGGATTGAACCAAAGTTAAAAGATGAACCCTATGAAGAAAATACTACTGGCGTTACTGAATCTGTAACAGATGATATTCCTTATTAAAGCTATATAATCAATGTAAATAGCCCGCTATATATGGATACAGGTGGTGTACACCGTACACAGAAGTATATATGTGGGCTTTTATGTTTAAAAAGGAGATAAAATGATTAAAGAATTTGCATTTGGATTATCTCAACGTCATTATTTTCAAGATGCAGGAAATGTATGTGATTGGATGAATATAGATAAAGATACTTATATGTCTTTATATGATTTTGATGATAATATTACTGATTATTTCAGTAAGAATAATACTTTATCTGGATTTGATGGACTTGTTTATATGCCAGATGAATTTATATTAGATATAGATGGTAAAGATAAGGATGATTTAGAAAATGCTAGACAAAAAACAATTGGACTTACTTTATTATTGGATGATTTGGGTATACCTTATTATTTGTACTTTAGTGGAAATAAAGGCTTTCACGTTGGAATCCCAGGCTCTGCTTTTCGTTGGAAACCTGACCGTAATTTACATCTTAAAGTTAAAGATGCATTAACTACTGCAGGTATATTTGATTATGCAGACCCATCTGTAACAGATAAATTAAGATTAATTAGAGTTAATAATACTAAAAATTTAAAAGCTGGATTATGGAAACGCCATATATCTAGATCTATATTAAATGAAAAAGATATAAATAGTATCATACAAAAGACAGCAAATAAACCAGGTGATAATTTTAATTTTGAATTAGAATGTGATCCAGTATTTGATGTATTAGAAAGAAATGTAGATAAAGAAGTAAAAGCTCCTAAATTTATTGATCAAGGTAGATTCCCTGACCCAGTTAATTATCCATGTATAAGTAAAATGTTATCTAGTAATTCTCAAGGTGAAAGACATGCTACTGCCTTACGATTATCTGCTTGGTTTAGATGGTTATATCCTGAAGATATTGTAAGATTAATTATGGAAAATTGGAGACAGCAAGTTGATGATCCAAAATCTCCATTTAGTGTTAAAGAAATGGAAAGTATTGTTAAGAGTTCTTATGAATCTCATGGAGGACAAGGAAATAGATATGGATGTAATGATACTATTATGGATAAACATTGCAGTGAAACATGTAAGCTTTATAAATCTAAGAAAAGTCAAACTGTAATGGATTCACAAGCCATGGAAGAAAGTTTAATTAACTTCTTACGAAGTGATATTAATCCTATTAACTTAGGAAGTATATATCCTGATGAAAACTTTCCTATTTTCCCTGGTGAAGTAGTTATTATACAAGCTCCACCTAAATCTATGAAGACAATGTTTCTACAAAATGTAGTTAATGGATTTAAAAGACCTACTTACTTTATAGAAATGGAAATGTCACCTAGACAAATATGGTCTAGATTTGTACAAATAGAAATGGGATGGTCAGAAGATGATTTACGTGATCATTATCAACAAATGCAAAATGGTATGGATAAAAAGTTTAAATGGTTAACTGTAGATTATTCATGTCCATATGCTGCTGAGCTAGAGAAACGTATAACGATGTTACCTATCAAACCTGAAATAGTTGTAGTAGATCATATGGGATTATTTAAATCTAAACAAAGAGATCCTAATATGAAAACAGAAGAAGCATCTCAGGCTATGATGGAATTAGCTGTAAGACATAATATAATTGTATTTGCTATAAGTGAAATAACTAAATCAGCATTTCATGAAGGCAATATGAATATTGCATCTGCTAAAGGTTCATTTAGAACGGCTTATAATACTAATAAATTATTATCAGTAATACCTTCTAAAAGTAAAACTAGTGGATTGATAGAGCAATTACAAGTAAGATGTGAAGCTAATAGAGAAAGAGAATACATTAATATGCGATTAAATGTAGTAAATAGTAATATAGTAAAGGAGAGATATGAAGAAGCAGGAGTTTGATAAGTTCTTTGAATATATAATCTTAGAAATGCAAAAAACACGAGATGATGGACAAAAAGAATATGCTCATACAGAAGATAATGTTTTTGCTAATTTTGATAGAGTTGGTAATAGCTTAAATATATCTAATAAAAAGGCATTAATGGTTTATCTATTAAAACATATAGATGGTATAAATGCATGGATTAATGGTCATAGATCTCAACGTGAAGATATAACTGGTAGAGTTAAAGATGCAATGATATATTTATCTTTACTATGGGCTATGATAGTAGAAAATGATGCTACACATAGCATGAATTATAAAAAAGCCATTGAAGTAATGGAAAGAGAAAGTAACTGGAAAAAAAGTACTTTTGATCCTGATACAGGTGAAGTATCTTATCAAACTATGGGAGATCAAGTAATATGAGTGATCGTATAACAGAATATAATGATACTGTAGATTCTATATTAGATAGATTATTAATTCTTGAAGAGCATTCACATCCTCCAATAAATTGGTTAGAAGAAATAAATGATTTTCAAGAGGAAGTAAAAGCAAGAATCATAGATCTTAATTCCAGATTAGATAAATTAGAGGATCATCTTGAAAGTATTAGATGCAATAAAAAATCCAAATCAAAAAAGAGTTAACTTTAAATGTAATTCATGTTCAAAAGTATGGATAAGACCTGTTAATTATTATATTAAAACACGACATCCTGCAGCTGAAAGTCTTGTAGATTATTATGAATATGAAATATGTAAGAAGTGTGCTATTAAAGAAGTTGGTAATAAAAATAAAAAACGAAAGGAATTTTTCGATGAATAAAAATAATTATACAACAAGAGTATTAAGTTTATCTCAAATAGTAAATGATGATGAGCCTTTAAGTAATTGCTGTCATATGCCATTTGGATATCCTGGATGGCCTGATAGTGATATTTGCTATAATTGTGGAGAACATGCTGACATCAATGAACTTGAGGAGGAAGAATAATGCATTTACAAATAGATGATGAATGGGCCCTTGCGTCTGATGAACATTGTTGGATAATTCAAAGATATGAACAACCAACTGATAGTTATCCTGAAGGAAGATGGAGAAATAAAGCATTTTTAACATCTTTTGAAAGTGCAATAAATAGTCTCGCCAAGAGATTAATTAGATTATCTGATGCAACAACCTTTATAGAAGCTATAAAAGATGCTCAGGAGGTCAAGAGTCACCTTACGGAGGTATTTGATAGAAATATTAAGGAGGTAAATATAGAGCAATGCAAACTAAACATGACATTACCAAGGCATTAAATGAAGAGAAATTAACCTTAAAAAATGATAGAATGAATTTTGATGATTATGCTCATCATACAGGTTGGATGGAAGCATTAGAATGGGTATTATCTTCAGAAAAACCTAAACAAATAAAGAATCTTCTTAAAGGAGCAAATGATGAAACAATCAAAAAAGCGATTAAAGGGCTGGCCGAAGACTGTGGTTTTGGACGAAGAGACGATGTTAGCAATAGCGAAATTGATAGCATATACAATAGTAGGCAGCAAACCGCGAATGAATGCTCCACCTGATATGAGTAAACCAAGAATAGAAGAATCTGCTAGGTTAGTAGATAAATGGTTAATAAGGGGAGATAAAAATGTCAGCTAAATCAGCAAAAGCTAAAGGAAGAAGATTACAAAATCTTGTAAGAGATACGCTCAGGAAAGCGTTTCATTCTCTTGAGGAGGATGATATAAAGTCACAAACTATGGGCATGCCTGGAGAAGATATTGTTCTATCTCCAGCTGCTCGTAGGAAAATAAGTTACAGTTTTGAATGTAAAAATAAAGAGAGATTAGACTTATGGAAATCTTTAGAACAAGCCGAAGAAAATAGTGAAGATAGAAATCCTATTTTGGTTATTAAAAGAAATCGCAGTAAAGTCTATGCTGTGATTGAATTTAATTCATTCATACAACTTATAAAGGAATAAAATGGAAATAGAACAAATCATTGGGAACTCTATAATGGGTATAGAAAAAAGAATAAGTAAAGAATCTAGTACTATAACTTATG